GCTGCTTGGAATAGTTACTACACCCTCTTGTGCTTGTTGTTCTCCTGCCGCCCCTGCTTCTTCAGCCATTTGTTTTCTCCTTGTAATTAATCGTTAAGTTCTACTTTTATTTTAGTTTTCTTTGACATGTATGTTCTTAAATTCTTATACACTTCTTCAAATTGATTATTATGAAGTGTGCCTTGTATATTTATCTCCCCGGTCTGTATATTGGCTACAGTGTTTGATTCCCCAAAACCACAGAATTTTCGAAGATGTTTTAATACAACAGTCCCTGCTTCGGTATTGGCTATTTCTTGGATACTTTCAAAAAGTATTTTAGATTGTTTTTCTTTTACTTCTGCTTTAACTTTATTAGCCGAAGCTAATTTACTTTTCAACTCGCCCATCATAACCCCCTGAGATTATTGTTGTGTGTTTTGGTCTTTACCCTTAGACATAGCTTCTGCCTGTGCCATATTCATCATAGTCTCAGAAGCTTCTTTCATCTGCTCTTGCTCTGCCGCCTGTGCTTGCTGTTGTGCTCTGAGATCTCTCATCTTCTTAACTGCCTCTGTTGAATTAATAATGTCTGTAGGTATGCCAGATATTTCTGCCAATCTTACAACTGCTTTATCTACGTCTATATTATCCAAAGCCTGTGGTGCAACAACCATTGCATTAGCCGCAAAATCAAAAGTAGTAAGAATACCTTGTGCTTCTTCGGCCTGCATAATTCTTTTAGCTGGAGAAACATATTGTATTTTATAAAATTCACGACCATCAAGCATACGATCTAAAATTGCTTGTGGGATGTATAGCGGTTCAATTCCTTTTGCTATTAAATCTAATTCATCTTGAGATCCTTTCTGTACGCCTAAGAAACCTCTCTTCAGCATTATATTAAAAGCTCTTTCTAACATAGGTGTGAACAATTCAGTTTCTTGTCTTTTATAAACTGTACCTAAAGACTCTCCTCTAAACTTGTCACGTAGGTTTGCTTCGAAAGCTGTCATACGTGTTTCGTTATTAAAATCTAAAAGCCTGTCTAGCATAAACGCTTCACTTATAGAATCTTTTAATTTATCGATAAGAATTTCCGCAGATCTAATATCCCCTACAGTTTGCATTTGCCATATAGGATTCTGTGCTGACAGTCTGCTACTCACACTTACAGTATTAATAGCTCCCGGACTTGTGTCAACAACCCCTCCGCCAAAGGTTCCGTCTTCGTACATCGCCATTGGTGGATTCATTATTTTCTCTATTGCTAGAGTCACTACTTCCCAAAGGGTGTTTAGTTCCATAATATCTGCAAGGGCTAACATCGCGGGAGATCTACCATATATCTCACGCATAGCTTTTGTAAATCTAGTTACAAATACCGGAAGTTCTTCAAAACCGCTTTCTTTTAAAATTTTCTTTGTCTCGACTTCGATATGGATAGAGGCAATCGGCATATCTTTATTACCAAATCTTTTAGGATCTCTTTCCATTCTCGGTTCAATAGCATGAAGGACATGAACTACGTCATCGCCTTTATTGTTGGTATATTTATCTTGACTTTTTTTACTTACATTTTCAAAACCATATTCTTTTATCTCTTGGCGAATAGTCATTTCGCGTTCATTAAAAATTGTATCTACTCGTCCAGTAAATCCCTCATCTATGCACATACCTTTTACGTCCCAAGCCTTGAAAAGAAAAGGGTTGTTTCCTTCTTCGTTCTCAAACAGTGCTACAGCCGAAGTTCCAAAGCCCCCTTGGTCACGCATATATTCTTCAAGGGCCACAGCCAATCCAGCCTTAGTATCATCTAAAAGATCCACCGCGCGTCTCGTACCTTTTTCAAAATAGGTTTTTATTTCTTCTGAATCTGCTAATTCATCAATAGGTACATAACGAAAAGTCCTTGCCCCGTTGGGCCACAGTGCGCCCAACAGAGAAGAAGCCATTTTTTCATTTGCTTGAACAGCTGTTGTATCACAAATCTCATCAGTTAAAAAAGCTCCGGCCTGAAACTCAGTCTGGAACTGCTGTTTCCTGAGCATGATATATTCACCTATCAATTGATAGTGATTATTCCACGGCTCTTTCCTGCGTTTCATTTCAGTATTTCTATCTATAATTCCTTGTGCTTTTCCAACAGCCATTCTATCACCTCATATTAAACAGTTTTTGTATATTGAATATCAAACGTAATCGATGTCCCACCTTCAAAAGCTGTTCCAGTATTAACAACTGTGATTCCTTCACCCGCTGTTAAATCTCCGGCAAGCCCTGCGCCTCTTGTTGCGCCAGTATCTCCATCATCTATTTTAGCTCCAGTAGTTAACTGTGCTGTTGCAAGGGATAATATTTCAATAGTCTCAGAAGTATCTGATAAAACTACTGCTGTTCCTGTAAGAAATGTTCCTGCTACTGATGCTATTACTCTAATAGGCCTAATTGTAACCCCAGTTTCACCTGCAAGTAAAACTTTATCCGCATTTATTTCTGCCTGAGTTGCTGTTACTTTTGCATTGTAGACTACCTGAGATGTTGCTCCTTTTTGAATTGCAATTCCAGACGCTAAAACTTTTTTGGGTTTATCTACTGATACATCACCTACCAAAAAGTAATCAGCGTTAGCTATTGCACTTGCTAATAACGCATCGATTTCACTCAATTTGTTATACGCTAAACCATACTTTCCTTTACTCATAATATTACTCCTTTACTCATAATATTACTCCTTTATTATCTCAGACTTAATTGCCTAAGAGTTTTTTTCTTCCTAAATTTGTGTCTCCACCTAAAACCCCTTGAGGAGTCGTAGATATCAAAGCCATTCTGGAAGCTTGTTTTTTCTGTGCCGCAGCTTCTGTAGCTGCCCCTTGTGCATCTTTTGCTTCGCGTTCTTTTGCTATAGCTGCTTGCTCTGCTGCCATAGACGCTTGAGCTTCTTCATGTTGTTTCTTACTTTCTTTACTGGCTTTATGGGATTCAGATATTGTATACGCTGTAGTTCCAGCGGTCATGGTCAACATAGCCATTACTGGAGATAAATGCGGCATTAGTGGACTCCTCCCCAATTAAAAGTCGTGACCATTGAGTCTCTGGCCCCTCGCTTTAAATGACGTTTTGTTTTTAATGAACTCGTAGTCGGTGCTTTTTTCATTCTAACTTTTTTTAGATCATTAAACTGTCCTAAGTTTCTTGCTACTGGATAAGAAAAAGTTAATGCAAAAGAATCGAAGATACCTAAATCAACTCCGGCTTCATCTTCGATTTTTTTCTTATTTAGTAAAAAGAAAAGCTCACGTGCGTTCTGTTCCGCGTCAGGCATAGTTAAAAGATTTATTTCTAATTCCTCTGAGTCTGGAATCGATACTCCGCCTTCGTGTAACCAGTTTCTAGCAAGCATATATATCTCCGTACGTTTGTTTAAATATATGTCAGGCTCTAAAGCCCTCTCGTTAAAATGCACTAATCTTACCCTACCTTTATACCCTATTTGCTCAAGATTGTCAAATACCCCGTGCCCGTGTCCATAATCTAAGAAGCATAAGTCCACACCACGCGACTCAATTCTTTGCGCTACAATGCTTGTTAATATATTTGTCGGATTGTCGGAAACCATCACATGGGGTATCTTTTCATAGCCTATAAATTCTCTTCCTCGTCTGTAAGAAAATACAATTTCTGTTCCTGTTCTTGATAGATCGCATCCCATAACTAAAGCTGCTCCGGGATCTTTAACCTCTGATATCCTTGCTGAGGCTACTTTAGAAGGAAGTACTAAAGTCTTTCCTCCTTTTTGAAACGCTTCTGCTATTGTTGCTGGGTACTCCTGCTTAAACTTCCCTATTGGATCTGATTCGTTTCTAAACTCTATAAGTTTCATCCTACGCCAATACAGTTGTTCATCGGTAAGGAATGTATCTTCTAATGGTAAGCCTGTTGCTGATGGTGTCTTAACGGGGGTATTCTTTAACTCTATCTCATCCGCATCTAATTGAAAATTCTCTGGTAGTTTACGTGAATATGCAGGATGCCAATGCCAAGGTGCAAAAATTAATATATAATCCCCAAGACCTTTTGCCGCGTCCATACACATCCTGTGAAATAAGTTACCTTTACCGTTTGCTGTTGATTCAAATATGATTTCTGTGCCGGGTAATAATTCAATAGTCTGAATTACTCCAGCCATGATCTTACTCGTATTTTCCCAAAACGCTACTTCTGATCCATGGAACTTTTGTATTGTCAGTCCACGGCCTATCTCTGCACTCCCTGCTGTACCTACTGCATACTCTGAGCCTAATACATCAAATATGATTTGATAAACATTAGACGCTGAGATGTCAGGCTGAATCGGAACTGGCGCTTCTTTTCTAAATTGTTTTACTATATTAAAGAGTGTCTGAGTTGTTTTACTATGATGTGAAAGAATAAAAGCTCTCTGCCCTTTTTGGGTGGATGTGCTGTGATATATTCTCCCGGCAGCATGTGTAGAAAAACCTAATCTTCTCGCCTTAAGTTCTATTACTCTTACCCAGCCTTGCTCTGCTTTTTGTTTCTCCATAACTGCTTGAGCGTATCTTTGCGCTGGATTAAGAATAAGTGGAACTGGTTCACCACCGCCTGCAGGAGACACCTTAAGTGAATGTTCCGCATAGTATTCAAAGTCTCCCATAAGTCTGTCATGGGTAGCTTTCTGTGCCGGTGTAAGATGCATACTATCCAATGTCAAACACCTCCGATTGCAAAGGCTTCGCTGGTTTAGAGATTTCATCTAAGAAATCTTGATACGTCATATTCATATTCTTATTCTCATTAGTCTGTTTAGGTTTACCTATATTACGATCTAACAGCATATCAATTGCTTTTTGATCGCCCATAGCCGCTTGCCTTGCTAACTGTATGGTTGCTGCCTCCATGTAAGACAAACCATAAAGCTCAGGGTAGATGCCTAATAGGTCGTCATCTTGAGTGAACTCCATTGAGGAAGCAGCTTTAACTATATCCTTTACATTAGCTTCATTCAATATGCGTTCAGTCTTAGGCACGGGAATACCGTTAACCCATTCAATGATCTTCCTCTCACCCTGATACTCAGGGCAAGGGGAATTCACTGGCATTGATGTCAGCATTGGAGGATTAGTAGTCGGAGAACCCTTGTCCTCACAAGCTTCTACCACATTATTAAATGTCAAACCCTTCAGCTTTTTCTTTAGCTGCAGGCTCACTTTTAGCTTCTTCATTTTCTAGCTCCGATTCTTCAAGGTCATCTGTAAACAAATCAGGATTAAGAGCACTGAGTAATGAGGTTATCTTTTTTTCTTTGAAAACCTTTTGGCTCCATGCAGCATATTGATCTGGATTATCTTGGTATAGGCGTATTGCTTCTCTAAGCTCTTGAACAGCAGTTAAGACGCTTACATCTATAGGAAGTCCATTTATCTCAATATAGTCCTGTAGTTGTGAGACATTCATATACCTAACATCTTGTACAGGCCTGCCATCTAATGTCTCAATGTTCTTGATGACGTGCGTTCTGTATTTTGTATAGTTAGGATATTTCTTCTTGAGCGCGGGCTCTAGTAGATAGTTGCGGATAACACTGAGTGCTGCCTCTATCTGTGGTAATAGAACTACTAAACGATACTTCTTAACTTTCTTCTGTACGTGGCCATCATTGTCAGCGTACTTAGAATAATAGTCCCCTTCAACTGTAACTTTAAATCCTTTTGGTTCTGTCATGCTTACCTCCTCCGTTTGTTTGGTTTGAGCACTTATTGTATATGTAAGGAGTATAGCACACAAGATATGGTATGTCAAGGAATGTTAAGGCTTTCAGAAATTTTGGTAAAATTTTTTTCTGTGTATTTCTGTGGGATGCAACGGTTGAATGTATATACAGATGAAAGAAGATATATGTTTTTATGTAGGGTAGGGGGCGGCCCGTTGGGTGGCATGCCCCCAAAAAAAATGACGGGTGAGGTCGAAAGAAAAAAA